GCTTCGTGCCGCTGGGATTTTAAGAGACAGGCGTCTTGGCATTAAAAGAATTATTTCTTCTGGCGGCGAACTAACGTCAATGGCCGACAACCAAATCATCACGCTTGTCCGCACCAGCATTAACCAAGTAGCAAATACCGCAAGCCAACAGGTATATGAAGCAAATCAAGACATCACTAAAAAGTATCGCTATGTGGCAACACTGGACACCCTCACCAGCAGCATTTGTCGTGCATTGGATGGTAAAGAGTTTGAATATGGCAAGGGGCCAACACCGCCGCAACACTTCAACTGCCGATCAACGACAGTGGCAGTGATCGATTACGAGGGTCTAGGTTTCACGCCACCACCACCCGCTAAGCGTGCATCAACTGGCGGGCAAGTGCCAGCAGATCAAACTTATGGCCAATGGCTAGCCAAGCAGCCGCGTGACGTCAAGGCCGAAGCCCTTGGCCCCGGCAAGGTTGCATATTTCAACCGCCTTGCTGATAAGTACGGGCCAACCAACGCCATCGCCAAGCTGGTCCGTGATGACGGCTCTGAGTTAACCTTAGAACAGCTCCGCAAACGATATGGACCTGCCTAGCCTTCGGCATTTCCGCAATACCGGGATCTACAGCGACCCCGTAGAGGCGCTCGCTGGTGAGGCATGGGTGCTAGCGGTTTACACCGATAAAGGTTGGGCAACGGCTGATGGCGCTAGCCTGCTGACAGGTATTCAGGAATGGCGTCATGCCAAAGAAGATGACGGCAGCCCAAAAGAAAGTGGGCAAGGTGATGTCGGAGTACAAAGCCGGAACACTCAAAAGCGGCAAGCCAGGTCCCGGCAAGGGGCCAAAGGTCAAAAGCCGGAAACAGGCAATCGCAATTGCCCTATCTGAAGCTGGAAAGTCCCGCAAGCCAAAAGGTAAAAAGTGATGCCTAAGAAGCCTGGCCTTTACGCCAACATTGCCGCCAAGCGCAAGCGCATCGCAGCCGGCAGCAACGAACGCATGGCACGCAAAGGCGAAGCTGGCAGGCCGACTGCTGCTGCATTCAAGGCTGCTGCTAAAACTGCCAAGAAACCCAAAAGGAAGTGATCACCTATCGCGGCGAGCAATTTGAGGGTTACAACAAACCCAAGCGAACACCTAAGCATCCCAACAAATCGCACGCGGTATTAGCCAAGGAAGGTGAGACTGTCAAGCTCATCCGCTTTGGCCAGCAGGGCGTATCTGGCTCACCAGCACAAAAAGGAGAATCAGCAGCAGACAAGGCCAGAAGGGCATCATTTAAAGCACGACACGCCAGCAACATAGCTAAAGGCAAGATGTCGGCTGCCTATTGGGCAAATCGTGAAAAGTGGTAACCTATGCATGTACTTAACCCTGCGGGTTATCCATGTCTGAAGAAAACCAAACCCAAGAGCCTGCGGCTACTGGGATTGACACCGACGCGTTGCAGCGCAGCGTTGAGGCACTTGAACGCAAAAATCAAGAGTTGATTGCTGAACTTCGGCAAGCAAAATCCAAGACTTCAAAAGTGCCGGATGGTGTCAATGTCGATGAACTACTGGAGTTCAAGCGTCGCGCCGAGCAAGCCGAACTTGAATCCCAAGGAAAATACCAAGAAGCCCGACAGGCTCTGGAGCAACAGTTCCGTGAGGCGACGGCGCAAAAGGACCAGCGCATTGCAGAACTTGAAATCCGCGTCCGTGAACTAGAACTGGTCACGCCAGCCGTTACCGCATTGGCGGAAATTGTCCACGACCCCGACTTGGTACTTAAGACCAAACTGAGTGCTGAGCAGATCGAACGCGACACTGACGGCACTGTCGTCGTGGTCGATGGTTACCAGCGGACACCTGTTGCTGAATGGGCCAAGACCTTACCGGCGTGGATGCAAAAGCAACCGCGCCCACAGGGTTCTGGTGCACCAACTAGCGGCGCATCAGCCAGTATTCCTGCTGGCATGAAGAACCCATTCAGCCCAGATTCATTTAATTTGACTGAGCAATCACGACTGTTTAAGACAGATCGGGATCTGTACGACCGCCTTAAAGCTGCCGCTAGCCGCTAACATATTGCCAGCCGGCTGCGCTGGTGATATAGGGCTGCGCCCAAACCGTAAACCATTTCAGGTGATCAATCATGGCGACTCTTCGCTCTGACATCATCATCCCCGAGGTTTTTACTCCTTACGTCATTGAGCAAACCACCTTCCGTGATGCCTTCCTGGCTAGCGGTGTGGTGCAGCCGATGGCTGAGTTGAATGCAACCGAAGGCGGTGATTTCATCAACGTGCCTTTCTGGAAAGCCAACCTTTCCGGTGACTTTGAGGTGCTGTCTGATAGCAGCAGCCTCACTCCTGGCAAGATCCAAGCTGACAAGCAAGTCGGCGTGATCCTGCACCGTGGTCGTGCCTTTGAGGCTCGTGATCTGGCCGCTCTGGCTGCTGGTTCTGACCCCATGGCCGCCATCGGCGCCAAGATCGCTGATTACATCGCTAACCAGCGCCAAAAGGATCTGCTGTCTTGCCTCGCTGGTGTGTTCGGCACCCTCGGCACCACTAGCTCGTCTGCTGCTTTCTTCCCGCTGACCATTGACGGCGAGTCGGGCGACACCCCTACCACGCTGAGCCCCCGCCACGTGGCAGAAGCCCGCAGCCTGCTGGGCGACCAAGGCGACAAGCTCGCCGCTGTTGCCATGCACTCCAAGGTCTACTACGACTTGGTTGAGCGCAAGGCCATCGATTATGTGACCGAGACCGACGCTCGTCTGACGTCTTCGGTGACTGATTTCGTTGGCGGCAGCATCGCTGGTGCTTACGGCAACCCCACGGTTCCTACCTACATGGGTCTGCGTGTCATCGTCTCCGATGATGTGCAAACCGATGGCAGCGGTAGCTCCACCGAGTACGCCACCTACTTCTTCACCCAAGGCGCTATTGCCTCTGGTGAGCAGATGGCGATGCAGACTGAAACCGACCGTGACATCCTCGCCAAGAGCGATGCCATGTCGATTGACCTGCACTACTGCTACCACCCCGTTGGCGCCAAGTGGGGCGTGACCACCTCGAACCCGACCCGCGCTCAACTGGCAACAGTTGGTAACTGGTCGAAGGTGTACGAAACCAAGAACCTTGGTATCGTGCGGGCGACCAACACCTCTAACTTCGATTGAGGTAACTGATCATGGCACAACCTTCCCAGTTTGAACTGTCCACCGAGCAGTACCTCGAAGCCACTTTTTACGGGGCATCCTCGATTGCCGACGTGCAATTCTGGACTGCTCCCGTTAAGTGTGAAGTGGTAGCAGTGCGTGAAGTTCACGCCACTGCTGGTAGCGATGGCAGCGCCGTAACCGGCACCGTTCGTCGTTGCCAAGGCACTGAAGCCGCCACTGCTGGTGATGACCTGCTGAGCGCCAGCATCAACTTCAAAGGCACTGCTCTCACCGAGCAGACTCCTGCCTTGACTGCCACTACTGCCGACCTCACCCTTGAGGTTGGCAACCGGCTGTCGCTGGACGTGACAGGTACCACCACCGCCTTGGCTGGTGTGATCCTGACGGTGCTGCTGAAGCGCGTCTGATGGGGCTGTTCGCTTTTCGGCGACTGCGTGAACTGGAGGCTGCCTCTACGGAGGTGGCCTCTCTTTCTATTGCGGAGCCCGCACCTACACTAGAACAACAGGAGCCAGCCGACGATGGCAGTAGTAATCGTGGCCACACCAGGGGCCGCCGACGCAAACTCGTACCTGACGCTGGCAGCAGCACAAGAGATCATTGATGGTTTCGTGCAGGATGCTGATGTAACAGCATGGGCATCAGCTACAACTGACCAAAAGAACCGCGCATTGTTTACCGCCACGCAACGCCTCGACCGCGAGCGGTTCCTTGGCGCACGGGCGACTGATACGCAGGCACTCCAGTGGCCGCGTACTGGCGTTCGCAAGCCTGATACCTACATCAACACCTACGCCGTCGGCTTTCCGTTTCGGATTACTACTGACTACTTCACCGATACCGAGATCCCAACGCAGGTGCAGTATGCGCAGGTAGTGCTAGCAACGTACCTGCATAACAACCCTGACGGCCTTGGCTTGAGTGGCCTTGAGGATTACAAAAACGTCAAAATCGGCAGCATTGACGTGACGCCCAATCTTGGCTATGGCGCTGTTGGTGCGGACAAGGTGCCACCAATCATGGAACGATACCTGACTGGCCTTAGAATTAGTGGACCAGGTAACGTCGCCATTAAGCGGAGCTGATCATGGGTTACGCCTATCCCGGCGCTGAGTTCATTGATGACACCGCAGCACACGCTGGGCGCTTTGGCAAGATCGTCGCGCTTGAGGATTCGGTGATTGCCAGCCTGACAGCTCAAGACTGGACCGGCAACACGCTCAGCGCCATCCCGTTTAAGGCCAGTACTGAAATCGAAGGCGTCTTTACCAGCATCACCTTGACTAGCGGTACCGTTATCGCCTACAGGCTTTAATCATGAGTGACACCAACTACCTCGCTATTGATTACTCGGTAGGCGCCACCTTTATTGGCAATACCGACACTTATACAGGCAGGTGGGGCGCTATTCATTTCACGACTAACACGCAGATCAACACGATTGTCGCTCAAAATTACGACGGCACTACGCTGTCGGGTCAATCTTTTGATGCCTCAACAACGCTATACGGCGTGTTTACCAGCATCAAGCTGCAAAACGGCCACTGCGTAGCCTATAAGCTCTGATGACACTAGCCAGCCCGCTACGCAAGGTTGCCAGCAAGCTGATGGCAAAATTTGGCGGCGAGGCAACTATTCGTCGTGTAACAACTGGCGTTTATAACACTACAACTGGCACCGCAAGTGAAACCACGGCTGATACCGCAGTCCGTGGTGTGCTGGAAGATGTCAACCTGCGCGAGGTTAATGACCTGATTCAAGCTGGCGACAAGCGTTTGTTGATTGCAGCGGCTGATATTGCTAATGCGCCAACAACTGCAGATGAAGTGCTGATTGGCGCAGTCGTGCATCAAGTGATCACGGTGCGAACCATCGAGCAAGACAATATCGCCATCACCTACGAGTTAATCCTGAGGGCATAATGACACGCACCATCCGCGTTGGTGATATTGGCGATTATGCCAGCCAGCAGATGGAGAAGTTGCTGCGGGTTGCGGTACTGGAGACAGACAGCCGCGTCAAACTGCTTAGCCCAGTTGAAACTGGACGGTTTCGTGTTAGCTGGCAGGTAGGCGAAAACAGCGCAGGCGGTGGTCAAAAGCCTGAAGGCAGCTATACCACAACAGAATTCGGTAGCGCAGCCGCTGCGCAATCAGCAATTCCCATTGAACGGCTTGGCTACAGTCAAGAAAAGCTGGGCAATGTTTACAGCGTGCACAATAACCTGCCGTATGCTGAGAAGCTGGAAACAGCACCCTTGGGCCAAGGCAGCAGCATTCAAACTGACGGGCCAGGTTGGGTACGCGGCATTGCCAAAGACATCCAAGGGTTTGTGCAAGTCAATGCTGACCGCATTGGGAGGGAATCATGAGCAGCACCTACAACGATGTACGCGCTGCTATTGAGGGTCGCATCGCAGCAGAGATGGCATTAGCTCCGGTGTATCCGATCAGTTATCAAAACGTCCCGTTCACGCCACCTAACAACACGCCATGGGCGCAGGCGTTCATTCGCTTTGGCGATAACAATTACGCTACGCTGCTGCCAACAGGTAGCGTCGGGTTCAACCGTCAAACCGGCACGTTGGTGATCAATGTGTTCACGCCACAGGGTCAAGGCACTGCGGCAAACTTCACCATTGCAGAGCGGCTAAAAGATCTATTTGATCGTCAAATCGTATCTGGTATCATCTTCGACGCCGCATCAGGTCCAGCGCAGGTAACACCTGCCGCGCCTGAGCCTTATTTCCAAACGCAACTTACCATTACGTTTGAAGCCTATTTAGACTGACGCAGCCACTACCGTTCACAACATGGCTGTTACTGTTTTGTCCGGTACGTCCGGCGCCCTCTACTACAAGCCTGCTGGCACCACCGGGACATTCCCGGAAACTGGTGTCAACATTTCCACCGATGTCATCACCATCCAGCAGTACCTCAACCTCAAGCCTGGCGATCCCGTTAAGTTTCGCGTTGTTGACAGCCAAACCGGCGCCTCTGGCACTGGCACCCTGCCTGCGCCTATCTCGGCTGCAACCACCTACTACGTGCTGACCTACACCGCAGCTACTGGCGCGTTGACGGTTTCCACCGCTGCTGGCGGCACCATCCTCGCCATCACGGATGACGGCACCGCCGTGGCACCTAACGAGTTTGAGGTGTACTACGCCGATTACGCAGCCGTTGGGCAAGTGCAATCGTGGTCGTTTGAAATCAGCCGCGCTGAAATCGACGTGACTACCATCGGTCAAACTGCTGGTCAGTACGCACCTTTCCGTGCTTACATCCCCGGCTTTGCTGATGGTACCGGCACTGCTACCGTTTACGTCACCAACGAAGACGCAGCACTGTCCAACCGCATGGTTGAGGACGTGCTCCAGCGGCAGCAAGTTGGTTGCGGCTTCAAGCTGTACACCGACAAGGGCACCACTGAAGCCCTCAGCCGCAGCATCGGCATGGATGCTGTACTGCTGAGCGCCAGCCTGAACATCAACCCCGACGATGCTCAGCAGGTGGAGATCACCTTCCGCCCGAGCGGCACGCCTACGTTTGACTTCAGCACCACCGTTTGATCGGTCACCACATAGACCCCCGGCTTGCGCTGGGGGTTTTTTGTGTTTAAAGTAATAGCGAATCACTCATATTTATGGCAACCACGTCTGCACTGTCACGCCTCAAGAAAGCCGCCAACTTGACGCCCGTTAAGCGCACGGTTAAGTTGAGCGATGGCACTGATTTTGAGTTTTACTCGGCACCGCTTACGATGTCCGAACGTGAGCGGGCACAAAAGATGCCTGGCGGCGATGACCCCAATGGCTTTGCATTGAACCTGCTAGTTACTAAAGCAGTTGACGATGCAGGGCAGCGCCTGTTTGCTGCAGGTGAAATTGCCGAATTGAAAAATGAGGTAATGGATGCTGACCTGCAAACACTGATGCTTGCGATCATCACCAACCCAGAGGAGGAAGAGGTTGACATGAAAAGCACTCAAGCGGGAGCTAAGTAAAGACAACCTGCTGCTGCTGCAACTTGGTATTGCAAAAGAGCTTGGCTACTCATTGGCCAAGCTCAACCAAGAGGTAACGCTAGAAGAGTTGCTGGTATGGTCAGCTTATTTTGAGCTGCAGAACGAAGAGCAGGAACGTAGAATGAAGCAACGCCGTAGGTAGATCGTGTCGGTTGTCGCCAACGTTGCTATTAACGTTGACAGCCGCAATGCGGTCAGCAAACTGCGGCAGGTGCAAACGCAGTCGCAGGCAACTGGTCAAGCAGTTGAAAAGCTAAATGCAACTGCAGCGGCAGCAAGCGATAAGTTTAAGGTTGCCGCCAATGGCGTTAAGTATTTCACCGATGCTACCGGCAGGGCTAGGGCTGAAAACGGCAGGTTCTTATCAACAGCCGAACGCGCTGCAGCGGGTATCCGCAATCAAGGTGACGCAGCCCAGCAGGCAAGCGGCAAGCTTAATGGGCTTCGCAATGCATTAGCTGGGCTTGGCGTTGGACTTGCACTGCGTAAATCATTTATTGACGCATCTGAACTTGAATCTGCGCAATCCAGAATTAAGCTGGTCGGCAAAAACTTTCAGCAACTAGCCGGTATTCAAGATGTTGCAGCTAATGCTGCTAGAAAGTTTAACCTTAGTCAGTCAGAATCCCTTAGCGCATTAACTGATCTTGGCAATCGAATTGGACCCACTGGCGCAAGTCTGGAAGATGTCGCCAATGTTTATGAAGGCTTCAATACGCTGCTGGCACTAAACAAGGTAAATGCCGCAAGCGCCGCATCAGCAACTTTACAGCTAAACCAAGCACTTGGCTCTGGCCGCTTGGCTGGCGAGGAGTTTAATGCTATTAGCGAAGCAACTCCGCAATTGCTTGATGCGGTTGCAAAAGTATTAGGCCGAAATCGAGGCGAACTAAAGAAACTTGCATCTGACGGCCAAATCAGCAGCCAAGTGCTAATTGAAGCATTGAAGCGCATTAGGACCGAAGGTGCCGCCGACTTAGAGGCTTCTTTTGGCGGAGCATTTGGAGCAACTAGACAATTCAATGCTGCGCTTGAGGATTTTAGTGCAACGGTTGGCACTGAGCTATTGCCAGCATTGACGCCGGTAATCAACGCAACAACGGAATTGCTAAAACAGTTTGGCCAACTACCTGGGCCGATTAAAACCGCTTCAGTAGTAATTGCAGGACTTGCCGGTGCATTTGTTGCACTGGCACCGGCTATCGGCATAATTCAAGGAATTATTCCAGCCGTTAAAGGATTAAGTTTGGCAATGCTCGCCATCCCGGGCATTGGATGGACTGCTGCTGCAATCCTTGGACTCGGGCTTCTTGGTAAAGCAGTATTCGACACTAACGAAACATTCAGGAACTTTGTTAAAAACATTGGCGGTGTTGTTGCTAGTGATTTTAGGACAGCCGTTGACGGCATGGCTGATGACGCCAGGACATCCGCTAATGATATACAAAAGGCATATGAAGATCTATCACCCAAGCTTAGCCCTATCGCTAAATTCATTAGGGAACTATTTCAAGGTGCATTTAAGGACACCTCAAATGCAGCAGAGGCAAGTGCCAGTGCATCTAGCAGTGCATTTAGCACTTTCTTCAATGGTCTTATATCTCAAGGCGCCGCTGCATTTAATGGCCTAGGTGCACTTATTACTAATTGGTATAATAATCTGCCTGCCCCGATCCGCAGCATTTTTGGTGGCAATGCACTGTCAATGCTTGCGGGCGCTGCCGCTGGAGCAGGTAGTGCTGCCAGCAGGGCCGCAGCGCCAAATGCGCAAGCAACTGGGATGTACGGCAGGTATGGCGCACCAGAAACCCAAGTTTCATTTGCCATTAAACCTGCAGCCCTCAATGCAATGGGCACTCCAGTAGGTGCAACGGTAGGTGGCGGTGGCCGTGCGGCAGGTGGCGCCAGCAAGGCAGCAGACGAGGCCAAGCGACTTGCGGAGGAGTTGCAGCGGTCAACCGAACAGGGCAATGACCTGTTCCGCCAGTTTTCCCGTCAGGCGGTGTTGCTTGGCATAACATCTGAAACCGAACGCAAGCGCCTACAGATTCAATACGACTACCAAGATCGCGCACGGGAAATAAATGAACTGAAAAATGCAGAGCAAAAAGTAAACTTAATGGCAGTCAATGATGAAATTAAAAGGCTGGAAACATTAGAACTGCAAACCGAAGAGCTTAAAAAGCAACTACA